CCAAGCTGGCTCAGAGATGTATTCGACTCCGACAAGGTTGTTAGCGTAGGTCTGCTGGTAGATGTCAATACGAGCTGAGGCACTGCCACTTGTGGTTATGGTGGCAGAGGTCGGCGATGTCGTTGTTATGACAGCGGTGCTAGTGGTGACAGTTATGCTCAACGAGTGACCTCTGGATCAACAATGATTGTGCCCTCGATAAGTCTTGTGACTACTGAGGCAGGGCTTACCATCTCAAGGTCATAGACATAAGGGCCAGCGGTTATAGCAGCGGTCTGCACTGCTGTTGCCTCAATCAGAATTGAACCAGCGGTTCCACCCAAAGTAATGCCTGTGCCAGAAGTCAAAGATAGGACTGCTGTGCCAGAGTCGTAGCTATCTCTCATCTGCATTCGAGCTGTCCAGTTAGTCAAGTTCACAGGTGTTGTCACAGTTCCTGCGGTGGTATTCCAAACTAGGTTGTAGTCAAAGGATGCACCTTGAAACATTGTCAGATTTAGGGTTGCTGGTGCTTGCATTAGTTAGCCTCGTAAACTGCTGTAGGGTCCTCTGGGTCAATCTGGGCAACACCTTGAAGCATTACGCTCGGTACGCCTGTGTGTTCGATTGCTGGCAATCCAAGTGCAGACAATACTTGCTCTGGCTTGAATCCTGATGTGACTAAGCGGTTAGCCATAAGAACCTTGCGGTCCTCTGTCACTACATTGGCATCTACTAGGTTGATGTTAGCTAGTGGTACTCGGTACTGGTCGCCACCTTCAACAGGTGCCATGTCCTCTAGTTTTCTTACATCGTTTGTTGAGTAGAAACCAGCTTGGGTTCCTACTGAATAAGACCTGACTCTGGCTTCGACATCTGCTCTTAGTAAGTCGGCAAAGTTGAACTTGATAAAGGCATCACCAGGTAGTAGGCGTGAGAACGCTGCCTCAACCTTTTCTGCCAATGGCCGGAGAGTCATAGATACAAACTGCAAAGCATTTTGCTCGACTGAGGCATAGCTTGCTGTGCCTGGTACGCCCATTAGGTGTAGTGGCACATTGAAAGCTCTAGCGATTTCCTCTACTGCAAACTTGCGTGACTCTAAAGCTTGGCTTGCTTCTGGGTCGGTCTGAGTTGCAACAAACTTAGCTCCACCAGATAGGACACCTGTGCGGTGTGCTCTGCGTGTGCCGTTGCGGTGTCTTGCATCAAAGCCGTCAGCTAGTTGTTTTGCTTGCTCGCTTGTTAGGTTGCCTGGGAACTCGATTACACCTGATGCACTTGCACCAGTTCCAAAGAATCTTGCAGCATAATCGCTCAATGCAATGTTTAGACCTAGTGCTTGCTTTAGAGTTTCGACTCGGCTTAGACCCTTTAGCTCACCTGGCAAGATTAGATCAACAATGTGAATGACCTCATCGCCTGAAAGCATACGGCCTTCGTTTTGCACCTTGTAAACTTTGCGACCAATAGCTGAACGCTCAACATCTACCTTCTCAGGATCAAGGTTGACTAGGTTTACAACCTGACCTTGGGCATCCCTGAACACCCTTGTATAAGAATTGCCATGTACGAGCAAACTAGAAAAGACCTGCTGAAAGAACGCTGCCCTTGTGCTTAGGTCTACATCTGGCTGGTCCAACCAAACTGGTCGTGGGTTCAAAGGCTGGCGTGTGTTGCCAAGCCTTAGATAAGCCCCACATGGCAAAGTTGAGATGGTGTCAGAGATTAGGCTGACAGCCGAAAAGAACGCAACAATCTCAAACGATTTTTTTGTGGTGACATTGACACCGGACTCTGACTGCAAGCCCCAAGGCTCACCAGCACCCCAAACAGTTTGAAAGCTAACAGCTCGCTGTTCGCCAAAAAGATTACCTAGCATTACTTACCTCGCTCAATAGCTATACCAAAAGTGAGGATGCCAGCACCAAGCAAGATAAGTCCTGCTGGTGGGTAGATTAGACCTGCACCTAGAGAGATAGTAAAGATGCCGATAGCTTGTAGGATTGTCGCTGTCATTACCAACCTAAATAAAGAATTGCGGGAGTAGTTCCTCAGCCTCTACTCTACCAACAGTCGCCCTATCAAAGGCAATGACGGCTGCAACGGCTGCGTCAATCTTTCGGGGTGATCCTCGATGTTCTTTTACAATTCTTGGACCTAAGCGGTCTACCTTGATTACGGCATTGGTCAAATGTCTAGCAAGTGTTGGGTTTCCGTCATGGATTAGGTTGCCCTCGGTCACAGCTGTGTAAAACTTACTTGAGGCTTGCACCATACGAGTCGGGCTGGTCGAAGGATACTCGACAACTGGCAGACCCATCTCCATCATGGCTTCCATTGAGCGTTGCCACCTAAAGGGGTCACAGACAATCTCTTTGACATTGTGGGTTTGACAGAATTGAATAATGGTGTCCTCGACCTCTTGAGTGCTGACACGCCAATCATCGCCATCCTCAGGTTGCTTCTCCCAAGCTCTTAGTAGTCCCACAAAAGGGCTTTCGTCACCTTCTGGAATAGTCACATAGGTAAGGGCTGTGCAGTCACCTGAAAATGAACCATCAAAGCCAACGATTACTGGTGTGTCTGCTGTGATCTGTTTATCACCAGCTAGGCCTTCCCACTTGCCGGTTGGTAGCCAAGCATTCATAGAGCTGACCCATTGGTTTAGTCTTTTGGTTCTAAACTCTGGCTCAGGTGTTCTTTTGACAGCAGAGGCGAAGTCATCGGATGCTACAAGGTCATTGAACCCAGGGTTAGCTGATTCCCATGTTGATTCGAGTCTGTGGTCTGCTTCTGGCTCAGCTTCCCACCAAGACATAAAGAAGGTTGGGTCATCTATTTCACCAGTAGCAACTCTCTTGCCATACTGATACAAGTTATAGGCGATTGAGTCTTGGCCGGTTTGGTCTGTCTTTTGTCCGGCAGTAGTGACTGCCAGAAGCTGTGCAATCTTGCCTCGGTTTCCCATTGAGAGCGAGAGAACATCAAATAGCTCACGAGTCTTGTGGGCATGGATCTCATCAACAATCGCTCGGCTAACATTCAGACCTTCTTTGGAAAAAGCCTCGGCAGATAGCACCTTCATTACAGAGTTAGTGCTTGGCACATAGATGGCATCTCGGTAAAGCGTGCACATCTCAGACAGCTCGCTTGACTCGACCATACGCTTAGCCTCACCAAAGATGATTCGAGCTTGTTCCTTTTCAGCAGCAGCAACGACAACCTCACCACCATCTATGCCCTCGGCAATCAAGCTGTAAAGGGCCAAGGTTGAGGCCAAGGCACTTTTGCCTGATTTTCTTGGAGTACCTACAAGGGCAACTCTTGCTCTTAGGCCACCATCTGCATCTCTAGCAAAGATGCGTTTGACTAGCTCTTTTTGCCAAGGTCTAAGTCTTAGGGCTTCGCCTGTCCTACCTGCAATGCCGTCTTTACCAATAGTGCCAAAGGCCTCGGCAAACTCAATGGCATAATCGCCATCTCCAGCCAAGATAGCTTCATCGGGTACAGGGGTCAGCCATCTAGGTGGCCAGCTACTGCCTAGATTCTCGTTTGGCAATGATTTCTTCTAGCTTTGTTTTGGTCTTGGCAGATACTAGGCCAAGGCGAGTCCTGTCGGCAGGGCTAAAGCCTAGCAAGCTAAGCCCTTGAATAATGGCCTTTTCAATCTCGTTGGCTTGTCTAAACCAAGTCGGGTCTGTTGGGTCAGCTTGGATTTGTTTTTTGATTACCTCACGCCTGTCAAGTTGCTCACAGACAAGCTGCACAAGTTGGGTGTCAGTCTTGATGCTGATCCAAAGTTCACCGGCTCCAAAGATAGAGTCCCAGAACTTCTTGCCTACTTCGCCTAGTTCTACAGGTGGCTCGATGTAGCCGTACTCAAGTGGGGCAATAGCGTCATTTGTTCGTATTGGCCTTCTGCCTGGATTGCCTTGAATCATTTTTAGCTCGGCTGGCTTCGGTGGGTTCGGCATGGGTCAAGCCTACCCCAAAGCTTTTGAACTGCTACTCTGCACAGAAGCT